ATTACCAAACATTGAGATTGAACGTTTAGAAAGAGGTATGGCGGCAAAAGCAATTAATGCCGAAGTAGATCCAAAACAAAAAGGTTTAAGATTCCATTGGAAAATAAAAGATATGGAATTTAACAGTTGGGAAGTTGCTCACTTTAGATTACTTGGTGACGATAGAAAACTTCCTTATGGTACCTCAATGTTAGAAAAAGCAAGAAGAATTTGGAAACAGTTATTATTGTCAGAAGATGCAATGTTAATTTATAGAACTTCAAGGGCACCTGAGAGAAGGGTGTTTAAAGTATTTGTTGGTAATATGGACGATAAAGATGTTGAACCATATGTACAACGTGTTGCAAACAAATTTAAAAGAAGTCAGGTAGTTGATTCTCAAACAGGTAATGTTGATATGAGATTCAATCAAATGGCCGTTGACCAAGATTATTTTATACCAGTAAGAGACCCAGCAGCAACTAACCCAATTGAAACATTGGCTGGTGGTCAGAACTTAGGTGAAATTGCAGATATTGAATATATCCAAAAGAAACTATTGACCGCACTTCGTGTACCTAAAGCATTTTTAGGTTTTGAAGAACCAGTTGGTGATGGTAAGAATTTATCATTAATTGATATTCGTTTTGCAAGAACTATTAATAGAATTCAAAAATCTATGGTTGCAGAATTGAATAAAATTGCAATTGTACATTTATTTTTATTAGGTTTTGAAGATGAACTTAGTAATTTCAGATTAGGTTTAACAAATCCATCTAGTCAGGCCGACTTATTGAAAATCGATATTTGGAAAGAAAAAGTCGCCTTATACAAAGAATGTGTTACGCCTATTGGTGGTACTGCTCCAACTTCTATTACTTGGGCCAAGAAACACATCTTGGGATTCTCTGAAGATGAAATTAAAGTTGATTTACAACAACAAAGAATTGAGAAGGCAGTTGATGCTGAACTAACTAATACCGCAACAATCATTACTAAAACTGGTGTATTTGATATGGTTGACAAATTATATACATCTAAAAGTGGTACAACAGCTGGGGGTACACCACCTCCTCCCCCTGGTGGAGCACCACCACTTGGTGGTGAAGTTCCAACAGGATTACCTGAAAGTGAAAAGAAAGATAATCTCAAAATATTATTAGAAAGTGATAATATTTTAGATGAAGATACGTATATCGATTTATCGAAAGCGAGAAATTACTTGGGGGAAATGGAGACACAATTGAATAAACTTATCAACGACTAATATTTATAATAAAAAAACAATTATGAAATTTGGAATTATTAAATCTAAAATAGACTATGTTTTATCTGAGTCGTTCAAAAATGAACTTCATTTCAAAGAAGAAATGAAACTATTCAAAAAAGTTGTTTTAGAGAACAAAACCTTAAGTAAACTTTTTTATCTATATGACGAATTAAGTACAAAGAAAAATGTTAACAAAAATATTGTTAATGAATATATTAATGAGTCAATTACAATTTATGAAAATTTGATTAACAAAATCAAACCAAGTGATTTGAAAAAATTAAACACTTGGTTGATTGATGTTAATGTTGAAAATAACTACGGACAAATTGACGATTTATTTTCAAACGACATTTTGAAACTCGAAAATAAAATTCAGAGTAAAAAGACAATTGCAGAATCTCTAACTGAAATCGGTACTAGTGAGAAAGAAGTAATCAATATACCTGTTAGTTCAATGATTAAGTTAGCAAACAAAACATTAAATAACTTCATACAAGGTTTGAATGAGGGTGATAAACAAGAATTAATTAAATTCCTATCACAAGATGAACAAACTATGGAAGGAGAATATAATGTGATAAAAGAAGACGTGATTGGAAAACTTAACAATCACAAAAGAGGGTCTGATGAAGATACATCAAACAAAATAGAGGAAACTATCTCCAAAATTAAAAACGAAAAATTTGACAAACTAACTTTCTTCAAGCTTAAAAATCTTAACGAAAGTCTTTAGTCGTTTTCATTCGATTTGTATTTTTGTGAGTAGATAGCTTTTTTTAGTTCATCCCTACGCATAACCGAATTTTTCGTAAACTCTTTTCTTTTTTTCAACTCTGTCATCAATTTAGTTTTGATGACTTTACTTTTGAAAAGTTTCAAGGCTTTTTCAATAGGGGTTTTATTGTCTACATTTACTATTAACATACTTTTTTTATTAAAAATTATTTTTTTGACTATTACTATATAATTATTTATTTTTTTCGTAAGAATAAACTTAAAAAAATATTATGAATGAAAAAAGGTAAAACTTCGAAGATTCAAGGATTTAAGACAACAAAAGTGGTATATGGTACGACAGACTCCTTCGAATTGAAATCAATCTATCTTAACTTACAAACGTGGGTTGAACCTAAAGATGAACTCGAAAATTGGGAACGAATTGTATTAAATTTATCACGACAAATAAAACACACAATTTATAACCATATAAATACAAAATTATTCGAGAAAAACTTTATTGTCGACTTAGATTTGAGAGCAAGTGGTTTAGCCCCAAACAAAAAATCCTTCCTAAATTTAGAAATAAATTTTTATTTAATTGACAAAACATTAGATTTCAAATCAACAATTTTGAGAGAAAGTCTTAAAGATTTGACAAAAAAAATCATCACAGAAAATTTTAGTAGAAATCCATACTTCTCTTTCACACTGACTAAAAATTGTAAAGTTGGGGATAATGATTAATAAATATAAAAACTTTAATATTTATTAAGAAAAAACACAAAGATGAATTTAAGATTAATTAAACCTGGTGAAACTGGAAAAGGTATTTTAATTGAAAACGATGGGTGGGTGTCACCAAAAAGTGAAATGAACTCCTATATAATGGAACAAAAAAGTTTTTTGGATTATTCAAAACCTTTTGAATTTTATGCGGTTTTACAGAAATATAATACACCAAACAGAAATGGTAGAATATATCCTGAAAAGATATTGAAAAGAGAAGCTGAGAATTATAAAAAAATGATTCAAAAGGGAACTTCTCTATCCGAATTAAACCACCCAGAATCCTCTCTAATTGACTTAGATAGAGTATCACACATAATAACTGAAGTATGGTGGGAAGGTCCGATATTAATGGGTAAACTAAAGTTATTGACTTCACCAGGATTCCACGAAAGAGGGATTGTTTCAACTAAAGGTGATATGGCTGCGAATTATTTGAGACAAGGTGTTACACTTGGAATATCATCTCGTGGTGTTGGTTCTCTTAAAAAAGTTGGTGAACAAAATGAGGTACAAGATGATTTTGAATTAATTTGTTTCGATTTAGTATCATCCCCATCTACTCCTGGTGCCTATCTTTTCTTAAATAAAGAAGATAGAGATATGTACTCAGAAAATTTAGAGGAAGATAAAAGAATTGCTATGGAAAGAAATGTTGGTGATTTTGGAAACAAATCTCTTGACTTAATGAAAAGATTAAACGATTATTTGGGATATTAAGTTAAACCAAAAAAATATTAGTAAAATGGAAGATGGACAAAAATACTTCGTGGCTAAAATTGCTGAAGATTTAGTTGATGAAGACTCTGGTAAAGTAAAAAAGATTAAACTTGAAAAATTAGTTTTAGGTTACAATCCAACTGACGTTGAAGCAAAGGTTACCAAGATTTATGAACACTACACAATGGATTGGAGAATTACTGCAATTGTTGAGAGTAAAATAGATGAAGTAATTGAGTAACAAAAAGTCAAAAAAAATAAAAAAAGGGATATCCAAAAAAGGGTATCCTTTTTTTTTATTCATACTATGATATTTATTGTTAACCTAAAAACTAATTTTTTGTGTACTGTAATTGTATCACAAAAGATTTTTTTAATAAACTAATATATTTATATATAAAAAACAAAATGACAGAAAAAAAATCATTAGTTGAAGAAGCAATACTTCAAATGAAAAATTTAGAAGAAGCTGTTGCTGAAAATGCAAAAGGAATACTTGCCTCTACTATGAGACAAGAAATCAAAGACTTGGTAAAAGAATCTCTCAAAGAAGAAGATGACGAGATTGAGGGTGATGACGAAATGGAAGACGAGAACGAAATGGAAATGGAAGACGAAGATGAAATGGACATAGATGACATGGACATGGAAGATGAAGACGAAATGGACATGGAAGATGAAGACGAAATGGATATGTCAGAACCTGATATGGAGGTGGATACAATAGACCTCACTGACCAACCAACTTCTCAAGTTCTAAAAGTATTCAAACTTTTAAGCCCTGAAGATGAAATTATTGTTACTAAAGATAAATCAGGTAACATTAATCTTAAAGACTCTGAAACTGACAAAGAATATATGATTGTTGGTGAAAGTGATATGGATTTCGCTTCTATGGAAGAAGAAGACTATGGAATGTATGATGAAGGAATGGTAGGTTACGACACTATGGAAGAATATGAAATGTCTGAAGAAATGGATGATTATTCTTTAGAGGAAGAAGAAGATGAATTTGAAGATTTCGGGATGGAAGAAACTATCTACGAAGTAGAAATGGAAGATGGTATGGATTTATCAATGGAAGATGAAGATGAAATGGACATGGAAGATATGGACATAGAATACGAATTGGAAATCGATGATGATGCTGATTATATGATGGAATCAAAAAAATCTATGAAACCAAAAGGTATGGATTTTGGTGATGCAAAATCATATAAAATTTCGGGTAAACCAAATATGGAAGGCGGATTCAAGGTTGTTAAAACTAATGCTGATACTACAATGGGTACTGGTAGTGCTAACTCTTTCAAGTATGGTAAAGGTGAAAATTTAGATGGTGAGTTCAAAATCAAACCTAAAATGAAAAAAGCCGAATCCAAAGAAGGTATGATGAAAATGCCTAAGAAAATGGAAACAAAAGAGGCTTCACGTACTTTAGGAAACGGAAAATATTGGGGTAGAGAAGGTTTACCAAAACCAAAAGCAGCTCCACGTCATATCAGAAAAGAATCTATTGACACTGAAGAATTTAATCTTCTTAGAGAAAAAAATGAAGAGTACAGAAAAGCATTAAACATTTTCAGAAATAAACTTAATGAAGTTGCAATCTTCAATTCAAACTTAGCTTATGCTACAAGATTGTTTACTGAACACTCAACTTCAAAACAAGAAAAAATTAATATTCTGAAAAGATTTGATGGTGTTGAAACTCTTAAAGAATCTAAAAATCTTTATAAAGTAATAAAAGACGAATTATCAAATACGTCAACACAACAAGTTAACGAATCTGTTGAAAGATCAATTCAAAAAACACCTTCAACTGGTTCAGCTGTAAACTTAATCGAATCTAAGACATACGAAAATCCTCAATTTATGAGAATGAAGGATTTAATGTCAAAATTAAAATAATAAATCAATAAACTCGCTAAAAACAAAAACAAATACAAAATGGGAGCATTATTAGAATCGGGTCTTGTTGGTAACATTGGTTTGAAACACCTTAAAGTTATCAAAGAAGATACTATTAACAAATGGGATAAATTAGGATTCCTTGAAGGTCTTAAAGGCCACCTAAAAGAAAACGTAGCTCAGTTATATGAAAACCAAGCTTCTTTCCTTATTAACGAAGCAACTTCTGATGGATCTTCTGGATCTTTCGAAACAGTTGTATTCCCTATCGTAAGAAGAGTTTTCTCTAAATTGTTAGCTAACGATATCGTATCTGTACAAGCTATGAACTTACCTATCGGTAAATTGTTCTACTTCGTACCTAAAATCCAAGGTTATGAGGGAGCTTCAGGTTCTACTCCTGATGGTGGTAGTTCTTATTCAGGTGAGCACTATTCTCCTGTAGGTAGCCCAGGTGCTTATCCTGGTGACCCTAACGCTGGTTATACTGGTTCAAACGCTTACGCTAAAAATCTTTATGATTTATTCTACGAAGGTAATGAAGCTGGCTTAAATCCAGCTGGACTTTTTGACTATTCAAAAGGTCGTTGGACAGCTCTTACTCAAAATACTCAATTAGTTCAATGGTCTAATGGTGCTCTTGTTGACTACACTGGTTTCACTACAACTCAACGTAATGTTAGAAAAGTATTGATGAAACTTTGTGGATGGAATGATTATCAAGGATGGGGTAAACTTATCGGACCTGATGGTGCTGAGGTTGATTCTGAAACATTCTTAGCAGACCTTAAAATCGTTGCAACATCTGCATTCTCCGCTTCATCTACTCCATGTCCAGTAACTGCTGGTACTCCACTTTTATTCCGTGTTGTTACTCAACAATATGGTAAATCAATCGTTAACCCAACATCTACAAGAGTTCAAACTAGTTTCCCAACTGGTTCAGTTCCTGGAAATGGTGGTACTTTTGATAGTATCTGTGATCCTAATGGTTGTATCTTTTTAGAAGTTGACCTTTCTTGTCCAATTTGTGCTGATTGTAATTCATCTTCTTTAGATGGTTACACTGGTGCAACTGTATTCTCTGCGGCTTCTGCAACTTCTTTCACTGCTATTTGGAGAAGATAC